ACTCTATCATCATTGCATCAAAAGAAATAGTTATATCTGATGAATCAAAACTTATAAACCCTTTAAATATTCCAATGCAGCATCTTCACCGCGCACTTTATGACCATCCTCGAAGGTATACCAACCAGCTTTCCCCTTGAATTTCTCTAAGTCTTTAGTGGTTAAAGTGACATTTTCTTTTACCGGCTCTTCTTTCGACGGTATTACAACAACCGCTTCTTGCCGATAACCATTAGATTTTTCTACTACTTCTACTACGTTTTTTCCGACAGGTAAATCCTTTAGCGTGACCTCTTTTTTATCGGAATCCGCATGATGTTTTCCGTTCACATAAATAGCATACATCTTTATCACTCCTTTACTTCCATTATACCATCTCTATTTCTTCCGCTTTACCCAAACAAAAAAAGAGATACTCCGCAATTAAGCAGAATACCTCTATTTCATATTCCCTCAGGCTAGTCCCAGTTCAACGTAACCTCATTGTCACCGGTTAGCGTTGCAGTGAGATTTTTAACGCCATCACCGGGATTATTAGGGCGTAGGATAAACGTTCGCGATAAAGACGTGCGAAGCTTGCTCGAATGAAGGCATTACAATTTGAGAAACAACTGTTTTCGAGTTAACAGGATCTTCTTGTTTCCAAGATTTGATTGCTACACCTACCCGAACGATAGCTACATCGGCACGGTGGTTAGAACTGTTCATTAAGTCGAATTCTTCCGGAGTTGTACCGTAGTTAGTGTTACCTAAGTCACCGCGAGGGATGAATGTTACAACACCTTCCGGAATATAAGAGTGCATTACGCCTTCTTCGTCGCGGTACATCTTATCGTATGTGATGATCTCGATACCAGTGTAAGTACGGAACACACGACGGAATTCTGAATCAAGGATAACAGGAATGTCAGGAGCATCTGGGTTGATTAGCTTCTTCATTTGCTTATTCATAAGCATTTTATCAAGTGTCATCGAATTCATTAACATGTACTCCACGCGAACACCAGTAGCATTACGAACAGTACGTTTAGCTAAGTCTACAGTTTTTAATAGGTCCGCATCCGGGTTATCCCACTGATCTCCAACCGCTACTGTATGAACTTGGTTAGCCGGTACACCGTAATCATATTCTAGGTATTCACCATTTGCCACGATATTAATTTTACCAGTTGTTAGAGCTTGCATACGTAAACGTTCAGTTTGTGCATCGGCAGCTTCTACAAGTGTTAGTTGGTCGTTATAGATACGTGCAAGAATACGTTGGTAAGCTTGGTTTCCGATACGTGTCATAGCATTGAATAGTTCTTGACGTTCTTTTTCTCCAATGATCATACCTTCTTTGAAGAATGGCATATCAGTAGAAAGCGCCTCTACAGCTACACGGTCACGAATAGGAGTTGCTACGTCAAACTGAGAAGGTTTCAGTACCATCGGTACACCGCGCGTATCCTTGATGTATGACAATTCTAAACCGTCGATTTTTGTACGAGGGAATAATGCGTCCCCTAAGTATGGTTCATACATATCAGGGTCTTGTCGATCAACGACTTCACCGATAGCACGTGCGCTCATTACCTCGTAGAATAGTGCTTCGCTAGGATTGCCAGCGAACATTTGAATATCTAATGATAAAAGTGATTTGAATTTAGTATCCATTGTCATACCTCCGATTATTGTTTGCCGTTGGCAATAAAGCCGATTTTAGTTAGTGCTTCTTGTGCTACGTCAGGGATAGGTGGTGTTACCTTGTCAGTGTTAATCCAACCAGTAATCATAACCGCTCCCGAAGCGTCCTTATCAGTTACGTCTACATCGACTAAAAGGATACCCTCTGCATCAGTATTAATCGTTGAAACTGTACCTTTAGCATTGTAAGTGTCTAAGAATCCAGTAATTACAGAACCTTGCTTTACGATGTTACGGCCATCAACTAATGTACCTGAACCTTTTGCAAAAGTAACGTTTTTAGAAATTGTGCCACCTTCTACAAATGCTTCAATGTTATTCTTTGGACGTGGTAAACCTTGTACTGTTAACATTTAATTTCCTCCTTATCGACTAAAGAAGTGATCTTTAGCGCTTTTTGAATGTGAATTGTGATTAGTGCGCGTTTCTGCAATTTGACGAGCGATTAATACCCCTTGAGGTTCGTTTGATGAAGCCCCGCTACGACCGCCACCAAGCGGTTGATAAGCGAATCCTCTAGAACGATTTTCTAACTCTTTAGCTGTTTTAGCTTCTGCTACCGCATCCACTAAAGCCATGAAATTATCATAAGCTGCGTTAGATTCCTCTACAGTATCTCGCAAGCAAAATGCATGAATTTGTTCAGGTGTTATACCTTCAATAGCTGTTGCTGAGAAGCGGCTTGTTAAGTGGGAACGAGTAGCTTCTTGTGCTAAAGCTTTTTCTTTAGCTGCATTCTCGGCTTTTAGCTTATCAATTTCGATTTGCCAAGCTGGTTTCTCCGCTTCTTGGGCTAGTGCTGCTTTGGCCTTTTCTAAAAGCGTAGGTTCTAATTCAGCTTGTTTTTCTAGCAATGCTTGATTAAGCTTCGCATTAAACAACGCTTGTGCGTTCTGATCTGAGTTCAAAAACTCGTTAAACTCAGTCATACCAAACTTAGGCTCGAAAGTGATCTGTTCTTGACCGCCCGCTTGAGCGCCCGCTTGAGCGCCTTCTTCACCTTCGCCACCAAACATTTGAATATCTAAATTGTAAGGTAGTTTCATAAAGTTTGGAGTAGTAGGGATAGAATAAGTTGTAAAGTCCATCTATATTACCTCCATTGGAATCATTTTAACATATTACATATTTATTATACAATAAACCTTGACAACTCTGCTCTTTACAAAATTATATTATTCTATATTGAGCCTCACATCGGCAATTACAGTCTTGAGCAGCTATTCCGCTACCTGTAGGGTAATGCGTTTGACCGTTAGGTACAAGGTCGAATTTCTTGTCGCTATCTATAGTGACACCTTGCATAGCTACATGAGATGCTACCTCCCGATTATTACGTACCTTGTTATCTTTGCGAGTTTGCCACGTCTTACTTGTCATGACTCCATTCTCTCGAAGATACTTCGCCGATTCATACTTAGCAGATTCATAAACTCGATGGAGTTCTTGGTCATTAATAATGTGAAATCTGTCCATCATTTCTCTATGAACCTTATCTCTCAACTTTAAAATATCATAAACATCCTCAGAATCAACTATAAATCGTCTTTTTAGCTTAGCTATATCTTGGTCATACCTTTTTAAATATAACCTTCTGAGCCTATTTAAAGCCCTTTTGTAGTGATGACCTAAAGCGTCTGACCTGTAATCTGTTTGTAATTGATCTGCGGTTGGAACAATGATACTTAATGCTGTCCCGGCTAGCAATGCTCCTATATGGCCACCAAAGACGATAGGAAAAACAGCTAACAAAACAGCAGCTATAGCCTCGTTTTCATTTTCCAATATTTCATTCAATCGCTTCAGCATTTCACTTCTTAAAGCCTTCGTACGAGCGTTAAAGTCTCTCAGTGTGAATGTTGTCTGTTCAATCCTGATCAACTCAGCAATTACATAGTTATTGAGAGCCAACAATTGTTGGCGTTGACTCTCTACTAATCCATTCCTTTCATCACTCAATAGTTGTCGGATTATCTGCAACCATTCCTTCATCCGTTACCACATCCTCGGTTTCGTCATCCTCATAAAGATTACGGTCCATATCCGCTTGGTGTTCTTCGTACCAACGCGCCAAATCATTAGGGTTGTCTACAAACGTCAATAGCGCATACACCTGTTCCATTGGTAGGTAGTCTTTGAACATCTCGATAACTTTCGCCTCGTACTCAAGGTTCTCCGGAAGCTTTCTGCGGAACGACTGCGTTACTTTATATGGGTCGAATTCTATGTTGTGCTTAAATTTGTACCAATCAGATAAACATTCAAGCATCCTGATGTTACCTGACACGAATTTACGCTCAAAAGAAGCGGTTTTATTCTCCATCGGCATCATCCGTTGACGCAAGGCCTCTCCGCTCACTGCGTTACCAGTAGTTTTTTCTGTCAGGTTCGGAGTTTTAGAGAATAAGTAAATATTGTTCTCTAAGCGGTCCAAGTGAGCCTCTTTAGCAGCTACCGGCAATTCTTTTGTAATGAATTTAGCATCTTGTGCCAAGCCCGGCTCTGAATTGAAATAAAAAGTCCCTGTTACTTTAGAGTTAAACTGACTGCCGTCGCCTTCTTCCCCTTCTTCCCCAGGAGGCTCCACCCCGAAGAACGCTAGGTAAGCGCCACGATTAGCCTCTAATTCACTCGATGTATCAGACATTGTTGTATCGTAATCATCAATTAAAGCAAGAACACGTTCTGCATCTCCCATAACCTCGGCATTATTTTCGTAACCGTAAAGAGGGCAACGTGAAAACGGATGTGCAAATACACCTTTTTCAGTCACGGTTGTTGTCTCGTCCACTACGATGTCTTGTCCGATGTCAATAGGTGCGATCTCCTCTAAAGCTTCACCTTCGAAAAGATAAGCTTTAAAAGGCATGTACAACTCCACTCGATGTATTTCAGTATCTTCTAAGTCAGTGTAAATAAAATAACGCACTCCAAATTCAGGTTCGTCGTAACCAAAGTCCCCTAACAAGACGCACTCATAAGCTGGTATTTGCTTAACCGCTTCTTTTTGCTCGTAAATAGGACCGTTGTTATCATAACCTATGATTTCATTTTTAATATAAATCAATCGACCGTCGTAGCCACCTATAGCACAATTTTTAGTAGTTTCATAGTTAATATCGTCCAAACGGACGCGCGTTTTAAAATCTTCGAATAACTCAGCAGCTTTCTGTTCCTTTTCGTCAAAAGAAAAAGTCATTGGATTACCAGCGAAATATCCCGACTTTTCGTCCACTATTTCACTGAAGAAATCATTGTCTAAGCGATTGTCAATGTCCATAGGGTCAGTAACCACTCGCTCATGTAAAATAGGCACATACTCTCTCTTATAACGTTTATGCAACCGCTCAATAACCTCTAGTCGCGGAGCGGCTTTTGTAACAATTTTCGCTAATAAATCAGTTATACCGATATCGCCACCTATAGGCTCACCTCTTTGGAATCTTCGCAATGCTTCTAACTCTGCTGTAAAATCTACCAACGTCGGTACAGCTTCTTTAAAATTGGTCATTTCATTTGCCATTCATATATACCTCTCTTTCTTTTAACTCTATAATACACCAAAAGAGCGCCACACGGACGCTCTACGCTATTTCTTCGATTCATTTTTGTATGCATTAGTTAAAGCTTTCGATAATTCTTTCTTACTTTTTATATTTTGCAACATTAATGCCGTGATCATTATCGTATTAGCTAAAATGATGATGACATTAGCAGTTAGAATGATGTTCAAAATATCATCTCCTTCTACCATGTATTTTACCACCGACAACCACTTTCGCTTTCGGTTGAGACAACCTTTCTACCACACCTGTAATAGCATCTGCCATATCATCGTGTTTGTTCTTACCGCTTCTCTGATACTTATTAAAGAATTCATAAACCTCTGGATGGGTAATTTTCCAGTTAGGAGGCATATGAACTAATTCATTAACAGTCGTAGCATTTGATAAGATACGCGCCTCTTTATTCTTAGTTTGATGCAGCTCCACAAATTTACACTTGTGATAACCTAACTCTTTAACTTTTCTCTCAACACTACGTTTGAAGCCTCTGCCACCGTTATTAGACTCGATCACGCATTCTTTTACTTCGTGCTGAACGATCTTCTTAGCAACCTCATCCTCAGTGATCTCCATAGGGTCTTGAGTATGCACGAAATCTTTAACAAAAACATTGTCTGTTTTATCGACATCATAAATGACTGACGACAAAAAGTCCTGTCCAGTATCGGCAGTATCGACATACATCTTTGCGCCCATCGTAACTTTCGGGAACTCGTCCCACATTTTGAATTCGCTATATAACTTACCTACCAAGTCGATAGGTTCTTGTTGGTAGTTGGCCGACGCTATATGAGCGCCTAAGGCGTTTTTACGCATTTGGTAATCGTGCTTACTGAGTATTTCCTCACAAAGCATTGTGCCATCTTCTTGTTCGGCTTTCATGTTAACATGCTTGACATTGAATCCCATCTTCGGCATTTCTTTTAATGCTTTACCAGCTAAATCTTCTGAATGCCAACGCGTCATGATGATAACTATTTTACCGCCATCTTCTAAACGTGAGATCATTGTATTTGTGAACCATTCCCAATGACCTTCTAATATATTGGCGTTAGAAGCCTCGTAGGCGTTTTTAATCAAGTCGTCAACAATTATCACACTAGCGCCAAATCCTGTAGCTGTCCCGGTAGGTGACGTCGCCAGATAAGTATTATAAGCACCTTCTAAGGCCCAAAGGTTATTGGAGGCGTCCCCGCGCTTGATGCGAGTGTTAGGGAAAATATCATTGTATACCGTTATATCTTCATCTGCTTTTAATTCCATGATCGTATTACGTA